AACCGCCAAGGGTTACCTTACTCTTCCTTTCATTAGAAAAAGGCATTGAGGGATGTTCGTCTTTCATCAAATTATTGTCAACCGCGCTCATTTGGTTTTCAGTTTTATTTTGAAAGTAAGCATTCCGCTCATTTGCTGTTTCTTCTGGGATTTTTGCAAGCATCAAACCACCAACGCCAACACTTCCTGCTTGAGATCCGCTTTCATTCATAGGCAAATCATAGCCTGCAACTTCAGCCGGACTGACTACTTCGTAGCCTTCTCGCAATCGCATGTGAACATTAGTCTTATCATCCTCGCCTCGAATGTGCGTTCTCAGCCATCGATACTTCATCCCTGGAGGAGGTTCGGGTGTTTCTAAGATTTGAGGTGGCGTCCATGGCCTCCGAGCTTGTAAAGCATCCCTAGTATCAGAACTCCGTGGAGTCCTTTTCATTCCAGATCCGCCTTTTTCTTTTATGTCTTCGCTCATGATCTTTCCAACCTCATTTTTTGTTTAGCATATTCTTTGAATGGAACACCTAGTTTTTTGGCAAGCTGTTGCTCGCTAGGTGACAATTCAATCCTACGGTCATTTTGATTGCGTCCACTTCCTTTTATGCGCGTACCGGAAACAACGGTTTGGACGGGTTTATTAGTGTTTCCTGCGGGTCGTTCATTCTGAAACTTGTGAGGTAGTTCCTGTCGAATTCTGCGATTAATTTCAGAATAGTACTCTTGTGACTCCAAGTCAATTCCTGATCGGACAAGCTCATCATGCACAGCAAAGGCTACATTAGTCATAACCCTATCAGTTCCAAACCACTCATTCTTAGCAGCCCACTCTTGTGCGCTCTCTGAAGGCTCAAGATATTGAGGCTCTTCTTGGACATAGTCATTTGAAATTTGATATTCAGGTTCAGACTCCTGCTGCCTAGAAGCCCACTGCTGATAGTCTTCTTTATACTTTGCAAGCTCGCGCTTGTATTGAGCTAAAGAACTTCTGTCAGCTTCGGTTCTGGCAATAAGCTGTTGAGCTTCTGCCATAGCTTCGGGATCTCCAGATTCGTAAGCTTTCTGAAGGTTTCTTTTAGCAGAATCAGCTTGCGCCTCAATCCGGCCTTGAAACTCTTTAGAATAACTTTCTTGTATCTGTAGATTTTGGGCCGCTGAATTAACGCTGGTTTGTTTATACTTGTTTGAAAGCTCTCTGTTCTGATCCTGCAATTGCTTTGCGTATTGAATCGCTTGCAGTTCTCGACGTTGAAACTCTTTCGCCTGTTTAACAGCCTTATTAATTCGGTCCTGAGCACTTCTTACCTTTCGGTCAGCTTCAGATTCTGCGCCATCATCTTCCTCATAATCGAAATCTTCTTCTACTACATCTTCTGTAGCAGGAGATATTTCGGCAAGTTCTTCATCAGAAAGCTCTACATAAGTAGACTCTTCTTGAACTTCATCGTTAGATTTTCTTGCATACTCTGGTACTGCTGCGCTTTCTATATCTTTATCGCTAATATTTAAATCAACATCGATATCAGATAAAGCTTCGCTTAACGTTTGTTCTGACATGTTTCACCTCAAGTTGCGGACTTGATGTCATCGGGATCCATAATGGTCCCAATCACTTCATCATCATTAATAATTCGAACTTCAGAATCATCCTCTAAAGAGAATCTAGCTCCTGAGTATCGACCTATTAACACCCATTGACCTTCCTCACACCAAGGTATGCCATTAAACTTATCAGCATCTTGGTAGGCTAGTGGGCCTACTTTTAAGACATAGGCAACAACAGTCGCCAGACCTTCCTTATCCATGGTTTGTTTGGTTAAAACAATACCACCGTCAGTTACGCCTTTGCCTTTATAAGGTAAAACAAGAAGTCGCCAACCTGTGGGGTTGGGCATTCTTTCCAGTAGTGTTTTATCCAGAAGTTCTGGATTTAGAACACGCTCTTGACTACTCACATATGCGTCAGTTAATGACGATTTAGCGAGAGTATCTGCTGACAGATTACTCATCGGGGTCTCCTTCAAATTGCAACGCTTCTTTTAGTTCAGCGCGAAGGGTGCGAAGCATCGATAATTCACCCATCACGAATTTGTAGTCCTCCATTGTCTTTATGTTGCCACCGGTCAAGAACTCCACATGACCTTCTTCAAGCTTTTTAAGCTTATTAAATATGTATGATGCTAATGCGACTGCGTCCATTAAGTGACACCGCCCCCATCACGAGGACCTGATGGACCGCCTGGAAGCGCGTCTTCATCGTATGGCTCATTGTAGTCAGTCGGTCGAAGCGGTGCGGCGCCAAGTCCTGCATAAGGTGCCAGCGGAGACATCGGCATTGGTTGTCCATACCCGCCAAACTGAGTTTGCGGTATTGGCGATGTCGGCATTTGATAGCTTGGCGTGCTCGTTATGTTTGCGCCAGACTGCATTTGTCTAGCAAAGTCTTCTCGCACCTTCGGATTATAAGATTGGCCAAGAATGTTTCTTGGAACAAACTGATCTCGCATACCCTTAAGCGGATCCATGTCAACAAAGGTAGGAGGCTTAGGAGCCGGTGATTCGGGCAATGGCTCTGGCGCAGGCTGCACTGGCATATCTGGCAGTGTAGGCGCGGGGTCTGGACTTGGCTGTTCGCTTGTTGGTTTTTTTCCTTTAACCCAGCCTTGAGGAGGAACCCATCCAGCAGCATTTGCTGTCCATTCCTCACCTGTTGTTGGATTATAAAAACTTTCAGGGGAGATTCTTACTGTACCTCCAGACCAATTAAATCCTGCGGGAGCAGTTTTAAGGTCCTGATATCCTTGTGGATCAGCGCCAAGGCCAGAAGTAGTATCAATGCCTCCGCCTGGAATCATCACGGGAGGCGTGGGCGCAGGTCCTGGAGATGGTACTGGCGCAGGTTGATCATCCTCATCGGTATAACGACCTGTCATCGGATCGTATTCGCCTAATGTTGGATCAGGACCTTCCCCTCTAAAGCTTCCAAAAGGTAAGTTTGTAAAATACTTATAAGGCTGTCCGCCAGCAGCAATAATTTGCTGTTCTAAATCTTTAATTTCTTTGCTTTGCTGTGCTGCTTCTTCTTGGGTAAGAGCCCGAATGCCTGCGCCCATTTGTATTGTATAAGACAAAGAGTTATACAAAGCATTTAGTTTTGGATCAGGATCGTATTGAGGAGTTGTAAAAACAAAAGAACCAGGTGTATCAGGAGGCGTGGGCTCTGGGTCTTGTTGTTGCGCTTTCCACTCCTCAAGCCCATTCCAAGCAGGATTAATTCTGGGTACAGGTTCAGCAGTAAACTTAAACTCTGGAGGTTGAGCCGCCCACATAGGCGCTACTGTGTTTTGAAGAGAAGGATCTTCGTTGCCTTTACGTTCTGGGTCTGAATTACCAACAGACCCTACAGGATCTACAACTCTTGTTCGCTCCATAGAGCCTGTAGGCGCTTCTTGTAAGGGAGGTGCTTCTTGTAGCTGTTGTGGTTGAACAAAGCTAAAGGTATTATAATCATCTCCTTTGTACCCAAGCTTTGCTATAAATTCTTCAGGAGTATAGGTATTAGTAGCCGCATCTCCTTCAAAACCAAAAGCACTTACATCCTCAATAAAGGTGTTAGTCTTAGGATCGTAGCTTGAGGTTAGTTTAAAGTCTTGAGCACCTCGAGAATTGTTGTACTTGTCAACCAGTTGATCAGGGGTAAAGTTTACTGTTTTAACTTCTCGATTTGCATCTGCAACGCGTTTTGCTTCAGCCGCAGCTTTGGCCTCGTTTGCTTCTCTTAACTCTTTTGCAGCTTGAGCCGCAGCTTTTCTATCTTGAGCAGCACGCGCAGCTTCAGCCGCAGCTTTCGCATCAGCTATACGCTTATCTTCTACTGCCTTGGCATCTGCCGCTTTCTTTGCATCCGCCGCTGCCTTGGCATCTGCCGCCGCCTTTGCTTCTCTTATTCTTTTCGCTTCTTGTTGCCTTATTTGTAGCTGCTCGCCACGACGAAACTGCTCTCTTTCCTCAAGAATTCGTATTTGCTCTAATCTTGCAGCTTGCTTGGCAGCTTTTTCCTCAGCAGCTTTATTAGCCGCTGCTAATGCCTCTTTATCCGCAGCAGCTTTAGCTTCTCTTTCTTTTGCGGCTTTTGCAGCGGCAGCTTCTTTATCTGCACGCCTCTTTTCTGCTTCAGCTCTTTTTGCAGCAAGCTCTTCTGCTTTCGCCTTTGCCTCCGCAATTCTTTTGTCAGCAGCTTCTTTAGCCTTTTTATCCTTTGCTTTTTTGGCAGAAGCTTCTGCCATTTGTATCATTCTTCTTGAAGCATCTTCTCTTTGCTTTCTTGAATTAACTTCGGCCTCTGCCCTAGCTAACTCATTCGCTTCTTTTTGAGCGGCAAGCTTTAATCTTTTATCCTCAGCAGCCTGAGCGTTTTTTTGCTTTAGCTCTTTTGCAGCTTTATCTTTTGCAGCTTTGGCCTTAGCTTCTTTTTCTTTTTTCTCTCGAGCCTTTTTTGCTATTGCAGCATAGATAGCAGATGTCCCAGATCGAGATCTAGGATTTCCAGTTTCTCTTTCTATGGACGATGGCTTACTTCTTCCTACTTGTCTTCTTCTTCCCGCCATTAGTACATCGCCTGCATATTAAATTTTGGCATTCCACCCATTATTGGTTGGGCGTAAGGATTATAAGGTTGCTGTTGCTGTTGCGGCTGTTGTTGATTAAAACCACCACCGTACATACCGCCACCATATTGTGGCTGCTGTTGGCGTTGTTGCGGTTGCTGGCCGTACATTCCGCCACCCATGCCGCCACCGAACCCGCCGCCATACTGAGGTTGTTGCATTTGTGGCTGACCGTACATACCACCGTACATACCACCACCGTACATTCCGCCGCCCATCCCACCGCCGAATCCACCACCGTACATTGGAGGTCTTTGAGGCTGGCCGTACATTCCACCACCGCCGTACATGCCACCACCATATTGCGGTTGTGGTCTTGGGTACATCGGCGGTTGTGGGTACATGGGTGGTCGTTGCGGTTGCTGACCGTACATGCCGCCGTTATATTGCTGTCCGTACAAAGGGCCTCGAGGCTGTTGAGGCTGTGGGAATCTTTGTCGCCCACCACCGCCAAATGGCCCCCGAGGTTGCGGCCTCATGCGTTGAGGCATTCTAGCTCTCATATCTTGATATGGCATTTGACTTGGCATCGGACGTTGGGCGCCAAATATACCGCTTAAGAACTCTTTGCTTAGTCCGGGCTGCATGCGTTCTTGAGACTGACCCATTCGTTGTTGAATCTGCCTATTTAAAGCATCATGCCCAGCTTCATAAATTCGAGGCTGTTGAGGACCCTGCGGTTGGTAAAACTCTGAACGTTGCCTAATATCCGGTCGGCTTGGCATACGAGGCGGATTATTCCCTATCCGCATTTGTTGTTGCATACTTCGATTTATATAAGCTTGGTCAAGGCCTTCAAATCCAGGCTTTTGATCCTGCGGCATCTGAGGCGGATTATTCCCGCGCCTTTCAAACCTTTCAGGAATCGGCGGTGCAAGATGATTATCCATATAGTAATTAGGATTGCCCATCATACCGCCGCCAACAGCAATCCTATTCATGAATTCTTTTGGAGGAGCAAACACTAGAATACGCCTTCGAAATTAGTCCCTCGTTGTGCCGCGCCACCGCCTCGAGACTTACCTTTGCCCATACCAGGCTTAGGCGAAGCAGATGCCTCAACAGATTCAATAGACGCGTACTTAACGCGGCCTTGATCCTTAACAGTGAATCCGCCTTTGTCTACTTTAGGCTCTTTAAAGCTTGTTGTTCTCTTAATCATGATTAGTTCCCAAATATGTTTTTGGTCATTTTCTCAGCTACATTAGCCATTTGTATAGACTCTTGAAGCTTTAGCCTATCTTGAGCAGTCTTATTCTTCATGTCAGCAATATCAGCCTGTAGATCCATACGCTCTTGATCCATTGAATAATCCTTCTCAATGCGTTCCTCGTCAAGTCCAAATCGCTGTTCAGCCTCCTTGGCCTTACGCTCTAAGTCCATAGACTTAATGTTAAGTTCCTCTCGACGTAACTCAACAAGTGGATCGTCGGAATCTTCTGCTTCAAAGATCGGAGCAACTTTCTCCATCAACTGTACGGTAATTTGTGCAACTTTAGCTTCAATCATGGCCTGCATAGGGTTAGGCGGCGGAGGTCCAGGTGGTTGCATTCCTCCCATTGGTGGTGGTCCCATCGGAGGTGGTCCGCCCATCGGAGGTGGGGGTCCCACGGGAGCCCCTCCTTGTGGAGGCATCGCTGAAGGGTTGACGCCTGGAGGACCACTTGGAGGAGCACCCATGGGTCCGCCCGAAGGTGGAGGCCCCATACCTGGAGGAGGCCCCATCATCTGCATTTGTTGTTGCATCTGCTGTACTTCTGGATCTTGCATCGCTTGCTGTCTGGCCATGAGATCAATGTGCTGGTAAACATGCGCTTGAATCATAGCGCGAAGCTGCGGGTTTGTCTTAACAACCGCAGAGTTATAAACCGTAATGTGCGACTCAATATGCGCTTCATGGTCCTGATCTGGGAACGGTGTCGCAGGCTGCATCATCATGAAGTTTGCATTCTCCATAGCAGGTGCCATCGGCATAGGCTGTGGTGGAGGCGGAGGTGGTGGCAGTATCTGCTCTACCTGCTGAACACCCATCGCTTCGTACATACGCTTATAAGCATTGTACATTCCCATCGGACCATGGATCTCAGGATTAGACTGGACCATCCGCATCATCTCTTGAGCAAGCATAACGCGCTGGCTCATAGAAAAAATGTTGGGATCACTGACCGGAATGATATCTATTCGGTCATCAAAGTCCTGCTGCTTAACCCCAGGATTACCATTAGCAATCATGTATGGATAGGCAGGTGGCAGGTAGTCCTTAAACAGCTTCGCAAGGAGGTTAAACTCAATACGTTGCGAATAGTGCAATCGCTTGTGAATCGCGCTCATAACGCGGCTACCGCGCTCAAGCAACGCAATCGTCGTACCAACCGGCGCTTCCTGATTACCATCACCTACCTGCATATCACCAATTGAGGCGAACCGCTTACCGGCATCAACCAACATGCCAAGCAGATTCAGGAGGGTGGCGCTTGGCTCTTTAAACGGCAGAGGCATTAGCGCATCACGCAATGAGCCTCCCGGTGCATCCATATCTCGGAACTCGCCTGGCTGTAGAGGCGTATCCGCATCTCGAATACGAATGCCACGCGCTTTAAAACCAGCAGGAAGATTCGACAAAGTACCCGCGTCAATCAACTGCCGGAGAATAGAAGTCGCCCCACGGGACAAACCGCCAATCATATGCGTTAGACCGAAGCCGTAAAAACCCACACCAGGTAGAAACTTATACTGAACAAAATAATCAATGCGCTTACGCATAGGATCTTCTTGATTGTAGTTTCTGCGAATGGATAGAACTTGAGACTGAGACCGCGAAATGGTGACAATATACGGGAGCTTAATGCCCGTTTCTTCGCCCTCTGCATCAAGGTCTTCATACCCTGGAATCTCAAGATCAGCGTGCATCTCAAGGATCTCACACTGGTCAGAATTGGAATTGCCAGATGGCTTAACGCCTTGGAGTTCATCAAGCTCCTCCTCAATCTCACTATCATTTAAAAAGCTAGATGAGCGTTCAGCAGCCTTTGACTTCTTGTAAAAACCGGCAGCTTGAAGCTTCTTAACGTCATTGATAGGCATATCAACAACGTGCGTAATCCGAACAGCATTGTCCAAACTCGTTGCGCCATAAGGTACAACCAAGTCTTCAGATGGAATAAAACGCGATACAGGCCGATCAAGCGTCTGATCAAAGTGAACCTTGCGGAATGCACTACCCGACAGCGGAAGATAAAATAACATCTGATCAGTCTCAGGGTCATACTCGCGCATAACCTGAGTGATCTGGTAATTCATGTATTCCTGTACCCGCGCTGCCTGGAGGTCAGTCTGTGGCGTACCCATTCCTACGACTTGAGTCTTTACAGGACCCCCAGGCGGCAGCATTTCCTTATAAGCTTGCGCTTGGAACTGCGTGACGGATTCAGCAAGCAAAGGATGAACAATCCCAGAAGCACCTTCGAAAGGCTCGCTCCTGTCCTCAAACTTCATACCAAGAAATTCTAAACCTTCCTTGTAAGTCTTCTCCCACTCTTGGCGAGAAGCCAAATCAGACTTATAGTCAGCAACACAATCATTGTAGATTTGGCCTAAATCAGCACGATCAAGAACTTCAGCAAGGTTTTCATAAAAGTCTTCAACGTCCGTTCCCATCTGCACAGGAGGCGGCATACCAATCAGCATGGTGCCGTCTTCAAGAGTCTCTATACCTTCTTCGTCATCAAAACCAGGCCCAAGGATCTCGTCAAAAGACTCATCCTCTACATCAATCTGGACCTCTTTCGAATTGTCTTCGATATCTAGCTCACTGATATCAACGTCATCGACACCGCGTTCAATAGCCATTCATTAGCCCCACTTGTTTTCCCACTTGGTTCCAAAACCCTTCTTCTTCTTGAACGTAATCTTGGGCTTTTTCTTTTTGACTTCGCCGCCGCGTTTGAATTCCGGAAACTTCATACGGGGATTGTCTTTCTCTGGGAACATTTCCTCAAGATCATCGCCCTTTTTGCCCTTCTTGATCATGATCATAACGGAACCCTTTCTCTCAGGCATCTCTTCCGTTAGGTAATCCATAAGATCACCCTCATTCTCTCGAAGCTCTTCAAGCAAAGACTCATCTTCAGAGCCCTCAAGCAGGCGCATGACCTTCTTGTACATCTCAGAGTTAGACTTCATAAATTATTCCTTGTCCGCATACAAGTTATCAAACACCTGATTTACATCTAACGTGTAATCTAGGTCAGACTTGCTGTAATGAATATGCTGTGACGGCTTAAAGTCCGGAGCACCTTCACCCGTCTGAAACCAAGCAGGGTGCGTCACCCTAACTCTGTTGTTTGGTAACGCTACAATATTTCCAGTCCATTCGCCAGCATCAAGCAACTCAAGTACATGCGACTGCTTATGCTGTGCCGGATCATCAGCGATCTCATTCTCCGCGTAGTCTACCGTAAAAAGATATTTCGCAGGATAAAATTCACCATCAATCTTAGCGAGCCAAGGACAAGGTGTACAACGGTCAAGGACGTAAACAGCATGAGTATGAGAACTGCAATCCCAAGGTTGAGCAGCCCAGACAGGCATTGGCTCAGGCCATTCCTCAAAAGGTGTATCAGCGACCAGCGCGGTAATGGGCATTCTTGCCCACATGGCGCCTCCATGTACGTTGGGTTCATCTTCATCAGCTTCGCATCCAGTAAAGATAACTTGAAACGAAAGACAGCGAGTAGGCATGGTGGTCACGGCGACAACCATAGCGTGTAAAAACTCGCCATGGTATCGCTCATGATTAACCGTGTATTCCCTTCTTACCCACGCCTTAAAGTGTGGAATGTTGCTTTGGAGGTAGGCCATGCTTAACGCATAGCCCTGCCAAACCCTCGTTTAGCGGCACCGACCCCGCGAGCAGTTTTCTTTCTGCTCACAGATCCGCCGTTATTGTACCCAGGCGCCATCTTGCCACCCATCTTGCCGCCTTTCGAAGCCATCTTGCTCTTCATGGCCGCGCCGCCCATGTTCATGCCGCGTGGCGTACTACCACCTGACCGGCGTCCTGCAGCACCGCGCATAGCCATTGCCTTTTTAGCAGCAGCAAGTTTTTCTTCTCGAGGACCAGATCGCATTGTGGACGGTCTTTTTCCTGCAGCAGGAGGAAGAGCGCCAAGCTTTGTTGTGTCAATCGGCTTCATACCAACTGCACCACCCATATTCATGCCACCTGGCTTTGCTCTTTTACCTTTGCCCATGCCGCCTTTCGCGCCAGCTCGCTTGCCAGGCTTGTACCCATACTTATCAGAAAGATCCTGGATAACACTCGTAGCCTGCTTACTGCCTTCCCGTCCTTGGACAGAATCAAGAAGCCGTCTTTGGGCCGGACTTAAAGTAGCTCGGCTTTGAGCGCGACTCATAGGCCGCTTCTTCCCGACCATAGGCAACTTCTCATTACCTGGCTTAGACATGCCTACCGCACCGCCTCGTTTGTATCCTTTTGCTTTCATCATTTCGCCACCTGCTTGTTTTTTTACGGGAGCTTTCTTCTTGTTTCGGAGAAAGTCAATCATTCCGCGCTCACCACCAAATTTTTCATCATCACCCAACAACGCTCGGGCAATAACACCACCGAAAGGACGGAACTTTGCATCCTTTCCAAATACCAATCCGCGCTTCTTACCCTTAGTATCAACCTTGGGAACAACGCCTGTACCAGTTGCCTTCTTGGCAATATCCTCGATCTCTTTGTCAGTGATCTCAACTTTAGAATCCGATGCTTTATTTGCCTTAATCTTAGCCTTAATCTGACGATCAATGCTTTTCATCTCATCATCAGAAATCTCGTTTGAAGCCTTCTTGTCGGAAGCTTTTGAAGAAGACGGCTTGTACTCGTCTTTAGTATTGTAAGTCGGCTTCTTGGGCTTATCTGTTTTAGGCTTGAAAAGAGAAGAGTCGGCTATAGCGGCAGCTCTTGAGGAGCCAGAAGTGTTGTCGAAATTATCACCCCTCTTGTACTTGGGCTTGTTTAGAGAAAGCTTTTCTTCTTTTCTTTTTTTAATTCTTGCTGTCGCCCTTGGATCTGCCGCCATGATCGTGTCCTTATCTCGAGATTAATAATACGCGCGTTTGTCTCGGTATACTTCCTCTTCAGCCTCGTCAGAATGAAGGTTAATAAAGTTACCTTGTCTGAATCTTAGTATAGCTTGGGTCGTTGAGTCTACATAATCATCGTTCTCGCCAAACGGGAACGCAGCACACTCCTCAATCACCTCTTCCGCAAAACCAAAGTCAGGCGCCCATACCATTCCAGACTCAAATACAGGGCTAACAGCATGTACCCGAGTCATCTTGTCATTACCCCGACTTGGCCGGTAGTTCACAACAGGTATGCCCATCGCCCTCAACTCATGCGTCAACGGCGTACCACTCGCCTGCGCCTCAACAAGCACCATATCCGGCTCATATTCCTTATACCGCTCTAAAGCAACCTGCTTTAACTCGGGGAAATCCCAACGGCCACGGTCAGCATCCAACAGAATCAACGCATCACTACCACCCTCACTCGGCGTGAAAACACCCCAAGTCGTAATCGCACTGTAATCCGCAGTCTGACTCTTACTAAACGCCGTATCGTAACTCTGAATAATATAATGACAGTTAGGCGGCTGATCCTTCTCCCAGATATTCCACCATTCCCGCTTAATGATCGCACCTTCCTCAGAAGTCGGGTTCTGCTGGTACTGAGCATTCCACTTCGAAACAGGAATAGACGCCTTAACAGAGTCCAATTCCTCACGCTTCCAAAACTCCGGCCACAAAACATTACCAGAATCCTCAAAGATCGCAGGCAACTCGATAATATCCCACTGGTCAGAATGCGTTTCCGTCTGCCGCTTCAATAACCGACCCGTCAAATCCAATGTGGACCATCGGGTCATCACAATAACAATGGTCCCACCTGGCTGGAGACGCTGACGGGGACCCGAGGTATACCACTCATAACACGCATCCAACAGGTTCACGCTCATCGCGTCCTGCTCAGAATGCGGATCATCAATAATTAATAAATCTGCACCCCGCCCCGCGATGGCACCACCGACTCCCGCTGCAAAATATTCACCCCCCGCACTCGTCTGCCACTTACCCGCACTTTTTGAGTCCGAGGCCAAAGAAACTTCTGAAAAAAGATTACTATATTCTGGGGTGTCCATAAGGTTCCGGACCTTTCGGCCAAAATTGATGGACAGATCAGCAGTGTGAGTTGTCTGCATAATCTTCATCTCTGGCTTGAGTCCCATGATCCAAGACGGAAAGTAAACAGATGCAAACTCAGATTTGGTATGACGGGGGGGCATGTTTACGATCAATCGCTTACATTTTCCCTGGGCCACTTCCGTTAATTTTTCCGCAATAATTCGATGGTGGTCCCCCTCAATGAATCCCGGCCATATGTACCGGATGTACTCCATGAAAGAGCTTTTGCATTTTTCTTGAGAGTCCATCAGCTTGAGCCGTTCCTGAAGCATCAGGATCTCTTTCATCTCAGATTCAGCAATATGACCTAGTTGCGGCATTTCATAAAAATTCATAATTGTGGCTGGTGAACGTTATATATATACAGAACAAAAAGCTACCCCCTCAAAAAGGGGGGACGGGGTCGCAAGCGACGACTTTTCAAAAAACGCCAAATCCTCGAAAGGGACCCGCCGATTTTCATAGGATCATGTTGATCATGCCAGCTTGCGCTGGCATCTTTTCGCTTCGCTCAGTCGTCATTGAAGGATCATGTTGATAGAGATATATGCATAAACTTTGCATGGTCATTGATTCGGGTGTTGTTATTAGTACTATTATCTGTTATTGTTTAACTCTGTTATTCAATAAAGGGTAACAGTTAATCAAAGCAATTAAGGAAGTTTAATATGCAATATGGAAACAGTAAGGACATGTTTAAATCGATCGGCATAGTTGATTCGCGACTATTCGCGGTCAGATCATCATTGGAAAAATTGCACGAGACATTCTGCTACATGGATCTCGGACAACGCCGGATCTTAAAAGAATGGTTTGATTCTCACGAATCAATCACCGATGCAATCAATGCATTCGCAGAGTTAGAAGAGGGCAATTTCGCCGATCTATAAACCACACGGGCGCCTAAGGGCGCCCAAATCGGAGTGTTAACAATGGAAAAAATTGGATACAAGACAGAGGATGGCTACATCTTCCACTTCAATGATAAAGGCGAGCTGACCGATGGCGATATGATTTGGCCAAGCGAATCTGATTTTTTGAGAGCGATTGAAGCTGGATGGTTCGACGCGACACCGATTTATGACCAAAAATAAACCTCAGGCGCCTTCGGGCGCCTTCATTCAATTAAGGGATTGAATATGAACGTTAAAAGATTAGTCAAAGAGATAGCACGGTTAGAAAAGTCTAATGATGTGCTGGCGCTTAAGGCGCTTAAAAAAGAGCTGGACACCTTAAAAAAGGCACCCGCGAACGCCATTCGAAATTCGATCGGCGTCAATGAAAAAGGGTTTACCCGATTCAACCATAAGCCGGACAATATGATTGTGACCTCGCGCGATGCTGGGAAGATCATTGGATCGATCAATTGGGAAGGCCAGCGATGGGATTGGGGGTTAACAGTTCGAACACCGAGCCCAGCGATCCAGAAAGTAGTAACCATTAATCCATTCATCTAATCAAACGGGCGCCTTCGGGCGCCCTCATTGGAGAATCAAATGAAGTATCAATTTCAAGGCAAGCAATACCCAACCATTCAAGCGATGGTGCTGGCAGTTAACCCGATCATCAATGCATGGCCTGACGAACAAATCGAGCGGTTTTACGTCAACAATGTGTTGCCATTCGACCGGCGATCAATCACGGACATCATGCGAGACGAATACAGGTGCGATGCATGCGGATGGTCTGCGCCATCGTATGAAGAGCTGACGTATTCATCTGAACAGATGGGTCAAGAGTCGCGCGGATATCCGCAGTGCCAAAATTGCGGCATGGTTTAAGGAGAAAATGATGACAATTAATCGAGCACAGAGAATCGCGCTGCATCGCAAATGGATGCAGAACGACAACGGGATGTCATACCGGCAGTTTAGAAAGTCGATCGTTCCAGGTATTGGGGGTAATTTTTTCATGGTCCAGTGGTCGGGGATGTGGCTTGGCATCGAAGATGATGGATACACTCACAGTTAAAGACAAGGGCCTGAGGGCCCTTTTTTTATGGGCGCTTACCTGGAACAGGTGCCTGCTGCCGGTCGCGCAATCTAATATATAAAAATAGAAAGGTCGCAAGCTCGCAAGCTCGCATGCTCACACTATAAAAAAATCTCGAGGTCGCAAGCTCGCAAGCGAGCACCTGGAACCCTTGACAATAGAAAAAAGGTAGTGCTTTTAATACCTGGCGCATCATGGTAGAATTCAACAACCAAGCAACTAATAAGGTGAAACAATGA